CAACTGAGTACACAGCAGCGCAGCCAATCTCATTAAACGCGCCTTGAACCCGTTGCAATGGGAAGTCTGTCAACCCGGCGTCGTACCAGACTTCGACAGAGTTTGATCCAAATAGCCAGACCTCTCGGTGATCAATGATCATCGACACCAAGCCATCAGGTGAGCCCTCAGCGCTTGCAAAGTCCAATGGGTCTATCGACGTACCATCTAACAGGCTCGTGACCCATACGCGCTGGCTGTTTGGTTCAATGAAAACAAAGTACCCGTCCAAATAACCGACCACCGAAGCACCTGGGAAATCGCCATCGGTGATCTGTGCAAATACGCCAGTTGAGGCGTTGTAGATGTAGCTGGGCCCATTGCAGGCAATGAACAACTGATTGCCATTGTCAACCATGCTGACAGGCCCGCTGCCTGAGACAGTCCCGATAGATGTAGACGTCCAATCAGGGGCCAACTTATACACAGTTTGCCCACTGACGACGTACCCATACCCGCCATACGTCCACAGGCCGCGAATGGGGCCTGTGCCTATCGTTGCCAGTCTGCGAAGGCCAGGTGCTCGCATGAAGAAGGCAGGCTCCTTCCCGCCATCCGGCACGATCTCAGGGAACATGTTGACAAGCCTGTTAACGGCTTCGTTAACAGACCTTGCAACGTAGGCTTGGCCGAGAATGGGGGTTTTCATAGAAAAATTAGTAACTCCTAGCGAAAAATCTGCAATACAGCATTATTCGCCCAACTTTCGCCAACCTTTACCAGTGCTCCACAAAGTTTTGCCGAAGCGCACGTTTAAAGCGGGGCCTAAAAATTTATCCAACTCAAAGTTGTACTTATGTCCAATTCGTACGCATATTTCAAACGGCCTAGATGTAAATATAAGTTCCATGATCAATAGTTGCCGGCAAAAATGTTGAACCGCTGCCTAGTCGCAACCAGCGAGTAAGGCAGGCTCATGATGTCATCAGGATTGTTGATCCGCTTCAAATTGCGTTTAGAAGTCATTGCAATCCGGCTGACTGTCGGCGAAGGCTCAACGCCAAATTCTGGTGCAATCTCGCAAGCCAAGTTATATTTAAACGCTCGCAGATAGCCTGGTGGAAGATATAAGGTTGTCGCCAGTGTTGCAGGCTGAACCAACTCATCCACCGAGATGAAATGCCATTCCAAAACCCTAGTCGGCTTCGGGTAGATCGTCATCTGGATGTTGGGGTACTCCATGTTTACCCACATTACTTGGGGATACGTGGAGGTCACAGTCTTGACGGCAATACCGTCATACTGCTGTTGGTTGATCATTTTGATACCGAACGACACATTGGTCGATGGATCTCTAAAGTAGGTTGAATCGTCCAGAAGGATAGGGCGATTTCCCACAAAATCACCAGTTGGGCCTAGGTGCCGCTGGATCTCATCCGCAGGCCAAGTAAAGACTTGATCCTGGGTGTTGTAGATCATCAGGCGTTCAGTGTTCCACGAATCAATCATTTGATTCATGGCTGAAAGTGCATCCTGGGAGGTTTCAGGCGATGGCGTCTCGCCCTCAGCGAGTAGCCCAATCAGCCGGAGTGCCGAATTGATGATGTCACCGGCTGTTGCCATTTCTTACGCTCCTTGCGTTTGTGTCTTAGGGGGTCGCCCCCGGCGCTTAACTTCCAGTTCATTCACGGGAGCCGCAGCTTCAGACAGAGAAGGCGTGTCATGAGTATAGCGCACCCATCCATTTTGCTCATCATTGGCCGCTTCAAGATCCATTGTCGCAACTTTGGAGCCGTGGATAGGATGCTTAAGATAGATGACAGCCATAGGGTCTCAATATTTTGGAGCCCCCAAAATGAGGGCCCCATGCCTTAATTACAGGCAGTGAATCAACGCAAAGTTGATGATCACAGCTTCTGACAAAGCACCACCAGTGGTGTTGCGCAAAGTGATGGAGGCAGTACCAGTGCCAAGGCTGTTAACCCAGACATTGTAAGCCGCCACAGTTGCGCCCCCAGAGATGGTCAGAACCAACGTATCGTTAGCACTGATGAACGAGTTGTTCAGAGTAAACGAAACGTTGGTTCCTGCTCCCAGAGAAGCAGCATCCATGGTGATCCGGCCTGCACTTTTGTTCAAAGTAACAGCAGTGGATTTGCTGGTTGCTTGCGTAACAGTGCCTTGAGCTGCGGACGTATAACCAAGCTCTCGATCCGAGTAAATGACATCTGCGCCGCTAATATCTTGGTCAAGATATGCAACGCCAATAGGCTTGCTATTAGACATTTTTGTTCCTTATGAAACAGGGGCCGAAGCCCCCGTTATGTTTAGGCCAGGCGGTAAACTTGCCAAGTACCAGCGCCAGTTTTGCGGGCAAGGAATCGGCCAGAAGTGTTATTCACCACCATCGAGCCGCCGCCCGTCACAGTCCAACCAGTGTTGGTCGTCACGGTGATGTTTTGAGCTGCCGTGTTAATGATGACAAACTCAAACGCGGTGTTCACCTTTTCACCCATCGACTGAAAGCCAGCTTCGAGAGCTGCAACAGTCGGAAGAGTGAAAGCGATACCACCGGCAGGAGTTCCGAGGAACAGAGCGACGCCAGCCAACTGCGCAGCAGTAGGAGCAGGATCAACGGTGAAAGTAACAGGTGCGGGCTGAATGTAGAACAGAGGGCTGCTCTCATTGCCATCACCAATTTGATAACCACTACCGCCAACAGGGAATGCCATGATAATTTCCTTTGAAAAGTTTCAAGAAAGGGGCCGAAGCCCCATTCAGTATTAGCCCCAGATACGAGCTGCCATTTGAGGACGGATCACGCTGTAGCCGTACAGAACGTCAATACGGCAGGGCATGCGGTCGTTGTTGATGTCGTACTGACGCACGATACGCAATGAAATGCCATTGTGAACAGCACGAGAAGCAATATCAACACCTTGAGGCAGCAACAGGTCAGCCGTGGCAAAGGTAATCGCATCTTTGTGGTACACCAAGTTTTGCGGGTACTGAGAAGATGCAGAACCAACAAAGGTCACAGCTGCGGTTGCCACTGGGAAAGCGTCCACAGTTGCCAATGCATGCGCAGAGGTGTAAATGGCGGGGAACACCGTCACGGATGCAACGCCACCACCCGAAGCAACAGCGTCAGCCGTTACAACGAATTGTTGCAAGGAACCAGTGGATTCACGGGTCTGTGGGTTGACTGCAAACACGCCAGCGATGGTGAACACTTCACCTTGCTTGATGGTGGCAGAAGCGCCAACACCAGTAAGAGACAAAGTGCTAGTACCTTGGGTGCTCACGGTAGAGGTAACCGTGCCGTTGGTACGGGTGCCGGTCGTCAGAACCTTGATCGACTGAGACATATTGATCTCGTCGTAACCAAGAACGCCAGTGCCCATCATGCCATTCTTGAATTGCTTAGAAATGGTGTCGGTAGGATTGAACAGGCCCTTCATGCCTTCAACCAAGCCTGCGTTTGCGGCAGGATTGACGGTGGCATAACGGGGGCTCATGCCTGCGGCAGATTCGTTCAGCTTTTGCTGGGCTTGCAGCAGAACCAACGAGGTGCCAGGCGTGGTGCCGGGGGTACCAACGCTTTGACCGATGCTTTTGTAAGCATTTGCAACATCAGCATCAATCGAGGCAGCCAGTTGGCTGATACGAGGCTTCAGTACGCGGTCTGCAAAATCGTCCAATTGCATGGTCAGTTCGGCAGAAGTGAAGTTCACGCCGATATGCTTCTGGCTGGACACAGACAGGGTGGTGAATTGCTCGTTGTCGTCCTGCACTTGCAGGGCGGCACCGTCCGTCACCAAAGCGCGGTCAGGCAGGCGGATACGCAGCGTAGAGCCGATCTTTGCGCCTTCAACGGCGAAAGAATCGTCATATTGACGGTTAACGTTACGGGTAATCACCAGGTTGTTCTCCAGGATCTGGAGAGCTTTCCGGGTGATCATATCAATGGTAAGAAGGCTATTTGACATGGCGGATTTCCTTTAAGAAGTAAATTAACGGTTTCGTGCTTCCAATTTCCGCCGCATACGCTGTTCTTCTGCCTCGATCCACTGGCTTGCCGTCATGGTTTTCACAGAACGTGGATCAGTTGTATCGTAAGCAGGGCTGCCGGTTGTCCGAGCAGTCACAGGCGTTATCGGCGTTGGTGCGCTTGAAGTTTTCTTCACAGGTGGGCTATCAGCTAATTTGGCTTCTAACCTACCGATCTCTTTGGCTTGCGCGTAGGGCGACAAACGAGAAATACGTTCAGCTTCCTTGGGGTTAGATCCCAAGAAATAAGCTACATCAGGTCCAATCTCTGAATGCTGAATAGCTTCAGCCATCACGTTTGTGATTGGGAGCTTTGGGTTGTATGCGACTTGTTCAAAGTCATCATATTTCCCGCGAGCATCTTCCTCACGTTCATGATAGGCACTGAGTATCTCTTGCTGCTGCCGCTTTACTTCCTTATCACGAATCAACTCTTCAGCTTTGCGCACTGCCAATGCTTCAGCATACGCTTCAACCGATTCAAACTGATCCGCAGGAGGAAGATCCGCCGGCACACGCTGCGCTTGGGCCTGGGCCACACGCTGCGCTTGTTCACGTTCCCACTTGCGTTGCTCACGAGCAAGCCTTTTGCCAATGGCTGCATCAAGTTCTTCTTGTGTGAAGGTCTTGCTTGCTTCCGCTGGCTTTTCTTCCGGCTGAATAACTTCAGACTCTGGAACTGCCGTAGTTTCCAGCTCTGGCGCGGGCACTTCCGCTTGGATTTGTACTTCTTCTGTCATTTTGTTGAATCCTTAGATTCCCTGGTGAACGCACCAGTACGGTTTTAGTTTACTTCAAATTTAAATTTTTAACTTGCAACTCTAGCAATTCGACTTTTGCCGTCAATTCTTGAATGGCTTTGATCATGGGAGCAATCAGTTCTTCGTAGCCAATTGACATCACATCTTTGCCACCAGCAATTGAATGATCTTGTAGCCCACCAAAGTCAACATCTAAAAAACTGCAAGCAACTGCTACTTCTTGAGCGATTAAGCCGTGGTGGAACCTCGAACGCTTCTTGCTGCCGTCTTTCTCGCCCCAATTGTAATCTTCACGGTAGTCCCATTTAAAATCTACAGGGCGAAGCGACTTTACAAAAGCCAGGCCAAGTTGCGTATCACGAATGTCAGCTTTGTCTCGGGCATCAGAGCGATTTTGCACTGCTCCGTAGGCATAAGTTGTTGTTGCTGAGTCGCCAAGTTGAACCTGATCGCTTCCGGTTACGTTTGCGGCTGAACCAATTCCGGTACAGTTGTCATATGCTACCAAAGCAGATAATGCATTTTCTCCCAATGCTGTGTTGTAATTTCCTTCCGCGCACGAATATAGAGCTTCAAATCCTATTGCGGTGTTTTGATAGCCAGTCACAGACTGGGCACAATTTGCGCCAACAAAAGTATTGTAATCTCCATTTGAGTCTTGCCCGCAAGCCGACCCAATTGCCGTTACATAAGCAGAATTATTTACAGATGAAAATGCATCTAACCCTGCTGAGTAATTAGAGTAATTGTCTGTAAAAGTGCCATTGACGTATCTCTTTACAGAGCCGCTAATCAAGTATTCTCCGGCTGGAATGTACTTGCTTCCTGAAGCATTATCCCAGTTGCTCCAAGCGGTTGTGTCGTCGGTTACGCCATCACCAACGGCACCGAAATCTTGGGGGGTAATGAGGTCTCCCAGCTTGCTGGAGATTGACCTGGTTACAGCACCAGTGCCTGGCGCTGTGTAATTGCTGCTTCCTGAAAGATTAGAAGCCGCAACCTTAACCGTGACGCCACCCTGCACCACCGGGACAAGCTCAGTGCCCGCCAGTGGTGTAGTCGCTGCTGGGAGATTAGAGATTTTGACGCCTGCCATTGTTTTTCCTTAAAACCAAGTTCTTGATGGTGTATTAACGACCACTTCGTAATCCGGGAACTTGTCGGCATCCGGGCCACGCAGGTTCACATGCCAGCCTGCAACTGGCTTCGTTTCTGGATATTCACCTTCAACTGACTTTAGCATCTTGCCAGTGGGCTTGTAGACAACCCCAACTACATCCGCAACAAAATCCAACTTTGGCACCAACCCGCCTTCAACTTTGTCAAATAAGATTGATTCGGCTTCTTCTTTGTTGGAAAACTTCAGGTACTTATCCATTTATTGATTTTTTAGGTTGAACAAACACAATCTCAGAAGCATCCACCCCCGTGCCATCAGGCGAGGCAAACACCCACTTGCCGTTGGCAATCTGCACGGGAATGGCCCACCTAGAAGTCACGGCTTCAGGCACCACAGCACCCGTTGCAGCATTGATCCCCGGCTTCGCATACCCCATGCCGTCGCTGATCGCTTTCTCAGCGATGATCGCTTCGGCTTCCGTGTCAAATACTTGATATTTCATGCTTAAATTGTTGGGGGAGAGTTTTTGTACGGATGCCCTGCTGGCAGGTTGGCTTGTAGGCCCCACTTCCAGGCTAGATAGCCTTCTAGTTTCTGGCGGTTGTCAGTTGAAAGCGAGCTTTGCGCAATAACAATTTCTGCAATTTGCCCGTTCATGTAACTGTTTGCAGTAGGCGGCGCTGTTCCGGAAGTGTCTTGATACGCGCCAATCCACAGCTCGTTGGTGTTGTTAAGATTTAACGAGTCACCCGCGTAGGCAACAGAGGCCGTATTTGTTCCGTTCTCCCACACTTTTGCATAACCAGATGCCGTTCTGTTCCATTCGCCGCCAAAGATTTTTGTGCTGGTTGAAGCATCAACAGCTTGCGTAAATGCCCCCGCAGAGACATCAAATGTTCCAAAGAACGTAGCGTATTGAGTTCCGGCACCTAAATTTCCACCGCTTTGTGCGCGGTATAAAGAAAACCGTCCAGCGCCCGGCCCTAACAATGACTTGCCTACAATAGCGCCAGATTGATTATTAGTTGCGTATTTAACGACAGTCATTATCGTTAAATTCGTAGTTCCAACATCCAGCGTGTCGCCAGCAGACATAAAGTCTGATGCGCCATCAAAAGTCAAAGCCGGTTGGCCGCCTAAAACTGTCGCGCTGTAGGTGGGCTGGTTGGCGGCAGTCGCTTGTGCAAAGTTTCGACCATTCCCAGACTTATCATTCCACTGGCTGACCGTAGACCCGTTGAGCACAATCGTGCTTGCGTCAGCAGCGTCAAGCCAGAGTGCGGTGGAGATTTGCGAAGGCGTCCACAAAGGCAACCTTGTCAAAGCCGGAAGCGCTGTATTGGAAAGCCTTTTGGGGTAGTAGGAGAAGGAGCGGATGTGGCCATTTAGTTCTCCAACACCAATCTGCCCTGCCCCGATTAACATTCTGTTGACTGCGGGTACAGTTCCGCTTGAATCTGTTGCTGCAACAGCCCCATTAACAGATCTTGCAAAGTCGTCCGCTTTATAAGACGCTGCAATTTTGGAAATGTCTGTCGGTGTAATTGTTCCTGAACTAATGTACGCCTGGGTTACGGTGCCAACCGTTACTGCAAAGACAGGGGAAACAGTCGATCCGGCAAATAGCCTAATTATGTTTGCTGAAGTTCCGTTGTTTATATCAACAACACCAAAATTCTTAGATGGCCCACCATTTCCATAAGGCCCAAACTCAGCAACCAAAGTACCCTCAACCTGGTTATACCAGTCCGAGAAGTTCGCCCCCGTCATAGACGCAACATCTGCCGCACGAGTCAGCGCAGTGGTCGTGGTGGGGATGTAGCTTGTTGAAAAAGCACCTTGCTCTAACTGTGCTCCCCACATAAGAAATTGGTCGCCAGCCGGTGCGTAGTTAATTAATGTTGTTGTTACATCTGTACTTGTTACAGTAACCGACACCCGATACCAACCATTACCAAACGAAGTAATGCTAGAAGCAGTGACAGATGCTCCATTGCTAATTACTGTTCCTGTTAGTAAATTAAACGATGACGATCCGGGTAGTGGTACTGCCCCAAAACGCTCAAAGCCTATATTACTAATAATGCCTGTACCTGAAACGTGTTTCAAAAACACAGAATAAGTGTAAGCAGTGGCATTAACGACACCCACACCTGCGCGGAAAATGCCTGCTCCTGACGAATCAATTCTGTCAGCAGTTAGTGTCCCGTTTGGTGCAGTGCCGACATCTGCAACTCTTGTGGCATTGTAAATACTCCAAGGAGACGCAAAATCTTCGCTGGGAAACACCAAATTCGTCCTCTGCTCCTCAATCAGCAGCCCACGAGCAGCCAGCGTTGCGGGGTCGTAGTCGAACCGGGCTTCGTTGTTCGCCGCAGTGCTCAGAACGCCAGCGCTGTTAAAATACGTCGCGCTGCTTGCCCTCGTAAACGTGATGCGCGGATCAAGCGCATTCACTTCAGTGAAATTCAGCTTTAACGATGCGTAAGGTGGCGCATTCAGAACAGACGGAATACCGCCAAGCCCTAGCCCAACGGCGTTT